CATTTTAGTTCTCTGTTTATTCGAATAGACTTTGGCTCCTGCTTGAAGAGCCATTTTTGCTAGACCAAACCACATATTAGAACCAGGTTGCTGTTTGTTTTCTAGCTTTACCTACGCCTTTAACCGTAACTTTTGTTCCTTTGTCTATTTTTTGTCCAGGAACAAATGCATTAGTTACAATATTAGCTCTGGGATCTTGTCCCACATTGTCAGCGGGGCCTTTATACTTTTTGCCGCCTTCTGGATATCCTACTGGTGTCTTTGTCATATTTTTCTCCTTATTAGTTTGTATCCTATCTTCTTGGGCCTTTCAAGGTCTTAACATCTTTACGTTTCATTCTATCGGAATATACTTTGACTTCATTAGACATTTGTTGTTTAGCGAGGGAAGTGTCAGCTCTAAGCTCCGCTAATTCTTCATTCTGTTCAAGTTTGTCCTCAAACTGGTCTTGACCCATCAATTGTTTAGATTTATCTAAATTAAGTTTCTCTTGACCTTCCTCTCGTTTTCTTTGGTCGTCCATTGCTCTTAAATCAAGCTCTCTTGCTTTCAATTTAGCAATTGGATCGTTTCCGAACTGACCCATGATTTTATTTTCTTCATCTTTGAATTCTTGCATCATTTCAGCAATTAAAGTTGCTTTTCTAGCTTCAACTTTCATCGAAATCTGCATGATTTGTTGTTGAAACTGCGGATTCTGCTGCATAGCGGGGTTTTGTTGTGCTTGTTGTTGCATTTGCTGTAATTGCATGATTTCTTCTCTAAATTCGACTTCAATTTGCTCTTGAGCCATCATTGAAATGTGTTCAAAGCAGTTTTTTTCCAAAGCACTCAAAATCATCGGATTATTTCGAGCTAAATTAGTAGAAATGAAATTTAAATGCGAAGTTATGTGCGCTTGATGGTTTTGGCCTTTAAAAGCTTGAAAAGGTTTACTCGATAAAGCCATAATGTTCTCTACGGCTGGATCTAAAGGCGTTGGTTGCGGTGGAGGAGGCAAAATTTTATCAATTTCTTTCACTCCGATCGCACTATACATCGCATAAAACGCTTCATATAAATTATGAAGCTGCGGATTAGCCATCGCCAACTGTAGTTCTGTTTGTGCCATAGAAATTCTTTGAGATTGAGAAAAAATATTGGGATCTGCAACGGGAACGATATCCACTTTGTCATCAAAATCGGTTACTTTAACGTTTCGTTGGGCTCCAACGACATCATAAGGATATTCAGGAGGCAAATAAGTTTTAAATACGCCAGCCAACAAATTAAATTCTTGTTTAAGCCCCACAAACAATCGTTTATGAATCGCTGACATGACTCTGGAACCTCGTTCTAAGAGAGCAATGGTCGTACCAACAGCGGCCTGCTGGTTGCCGTCCCCGACCTGCATATCAGCGATGGCGGCAAATCTTTGTCCTGCTTGGACAACAATTCCCATCAACGACAATAATGTCTGTGATGGTTCTTTGAAAGGTAAAGTCATAAAAGCATCCTTGATGTTTCCACCAGGTGCATCTACATCTCTAAATTCGCCGGGCTGTATTGCTTGGGCCTCGTCTCTTACACGTATTCCTCTTTGTTTAAAACCTGCAGGAAGATTGCTTAACGTTCCTGCATCTAATAACTGACGAAGAGCAGTCGTTGCTGTCCGACTTAGTCCGCCAATCATATGAATTAATCCAAAACCATAAAAACCCATTCCAGGTAAAAATCTGAAATGGACAAAATATTGTATTTTTAATTTCATCGGATCTTCTTGTTTATAATTTCGTCTGATCGATAAAACTTGTCTTGATCCTTCTTCAATGGTCACGATATAAGGAAGTTTAATTCCTGTGGGTTCTCCATCTTGTCCTATGTCTTCAAACCCCTCGATGTCTAAATTAACATGACACTCGAGAATGGTAAATATATCTTCGTCTCTTGTTTTTTTAACTCCTTCAAGTGATCGTTCCTTTTTTTCAACTTCGGTTTCTTGATCGTAGCCAGGTTTCACTTCGATATCTCGATAGAAGCCTGCCACTTGTTTTTTTCTTAAGTCATTTTCTGACATTTTAATAACATGTATAACCGCCTCCGCATCGGCTAATGAGGTAGCCGTATACGGGACAATTAAATCGTCAGCTTGTATAAATTTAGAAACCGCTCTTCCCAAAAGTTCATCGTAATAAACTTTTTTGAAAGCGGATCCTGCCAACGGTAGATAAAAGAGCATTTGATCGAACTCGGGTTCGTACTCTTTCATCACATCCATGAGTTGATAATTCATGAAATTTTTAACCCGAACAGACTGTTCTTCTTTTTGTCTACTCGGTCTTCCTAAGGTCTGAGTTCTAACCGGACCCATGGCTGGAAGTAATTCTTTATAAGCTTGCGCTTGGAATTGGGTAACCGCTTCAGCCAGCACCGGGTGCGTGGCACCACTGGCTCCCTGAAACGGTTGGGTGGGATTCACATATTTAAATCCTAATAAATCTAAACCTTTGATATAGGTATCTTCCCATTCCTTACGGGAAGTTTTGTATTGCATGTAATTTTCATTTAATTCGGAACCAATAGAACCCAAGACATCGTCTGGTAGTAATTCAGCGATATTTTCAAAATGATTTTGAGTCGTTTGTCGATCGGCCATCGGATCGAAATTGATTTCCGCTCCGCCTTCTTCATCCATAATAACTTCAGCACCATCAGGAGTTACCTCCGTTTCTTTTTGCTCTTCTGTTACAACGATTTCTTCAGGTAATACGACTTCGGGGTCTACATTCGGTAGAGCCTTATCGATGTTGTCTTTGTCTGCCATTGATTTTCTCCGATTTTACTACATTCTTAACTTGTTTTAAAGCTATATTCAACTGCGGATTGGGCCCTCGCACAGGAGGGATCTCTTTCCATTTCACGTGAGGCATATTCTTCACTAATGTCTTATTCGTCATTGATCGATCTGTTTTTCCATTTGTCATAGCCCCACAGTCCGGCACTAACCGCCAGTCCAGGTAAACCAAATCTTCTTGAGACTATTGACAGTGCTTTGGGACTCACTCCTAATCTTAAAGCTTTTAATAACATTGGATTCTTAATTCCTCGAGTTGCCATTTCAGCTCCAGTAGAAGCGAATGCAGGAGCCATCCAATTCATAGGATCGGTTGCGATATCTCCCCACTCGGTTCCTCCTTTTCTCTGAGCTGCTACCGTTAAAGGTAAAGTTGCTGCTACGGCTAAAGGAGAGAAACTTGCTCCTAAAGCTTTTCCTAAAACTCCGCTTAAACCTAGAGCGGCTCGAGTTGGGCCTACTCCTTTTTTCATAGGTCCAATAAAATCTTTTGTTGGAGGCAATCCTCGTCTAGCTTTGTACACTTCTCCGGCACCAGGGATCGCGCCTGCAGCTGTCGCTGCTCCTAAACCTGGATACTGCCATTTTAAAATTTCTTCATCAACTTTTGGAGTTTCTCCTTCAATCGTTGCCAGGAGCATTCCTTTCATTTGACTTTCGTCTGTTAAATAAGTATTGGGATCATCATTCCTGAATTGTTTCACTAGCGGTTCTATACCTGCTCCTACTGCAGCAAGTGCTGCGAGCGGCGCAGCTTTCACTCCGCCTCTACCCAAAAGACTTAAAAAGCCTCTGGCTGTATTTTTTAATTTACCTAAAGCACCGCCTACTTCTTCAGGGAGTGCTGCAATTTTTTCTATAGCTCCAGGTTGTTTTAATTTTGTACTGATACAAGCTGTAAGACCTTGTCCTCCTGCCTGTAGTCCAATTCTTCCACCTTCAGCACCAAGAGCTCTTGGACATCCTAAAAAGGTTCCGAGTTGCTTCAGAGCAGCGGGACTATGCTCGACTTCTTTCATAGCTCGGGTCCATGTTTGTTCAGGTATATTTTTCAATTGCTCTTTCCATTTCAGCCCGGTACCTCTCTCAAAAGACTTTTTCCAGGCATCCATAATTGTATCTTTGTAACCTGATTTAAAGTCTAAACCTCGGCCTCTCCATTCACCGCCGGCATAAAAACGATGACCCAGATCTGCTAACTCTGTTTCTAAAGCAGTAATTTTTTTCAGTTCGGTTGGATTCCTCTCTATCCATTTTGTAATAGCTTTTTTGGCCCCTCTATTATATCTTTGAGTAGTCGTTGTTAAATTATGAGCGAACTCAACATCATTAATTGCCTGATACTTCGCAAGAACTCGACCCTCCTTACTAAACTTTTTCCAATAATCCTCTACTCCTCGATTATGTTCAAGTTCAAACTTAAGACTTTTTCGAAGTTTGTCCATATTAAAACCTTTTTTATAAAGATCCTGCCAGGGAGTGTACTCAATTGTTGCTGTGTTGGACCTAAACCACATCGTTGCATTTTTTAAAATTCTTGGATTCTGTTTCAGGAATTTTTTCAGACCTTTGTCATTGTATTCTTTAAACGTATCATTCAAATTTTTTTGAGCAGCTCTTAGAACCG